CAGAAGTAGAAGAACCTTGAGTTTCGTGAGAATCAAAGTCAGCAACTTTTTGTTGTTGTTCCTTTTCTTTCTTGCAGTACTTATAAAGCTCTTCAGCAGCAATCAGAACATCTGCAAAAGTTTCAGAAACACCAATCAGGTCAACAATCTCTTTTTCTTCTGGAGTGAAATCCAGAGGAAGAAAGTTACCAACCTTGAAGTAAAGATTTGCTTTATCTGCAAGATTAAACTTGGAAATATCCTCACCCTCAAGTTGAAAGAAATCTTCCTCATTCAGTTCCTTATAACCACCAAAGAAAGTCTTAGCAAGTCCAGCATACTTACGCTTCATCAGTTTCTCAATACGGGCATCCTCTACCACATTTACAAACTGCTGAGGCACCTTACAAGTCTCAGTCCAATCCTCATCAGGCGTGAAGAGTGCGTGACCGACTTCGTGACCCACCAGAAGGTCATAGACGGTGTTGCTTGCTTTCTCCCACAGAGGGAGGGTCAGGACGCGAGTATGGACGTTAAAGCAGGCAGTAGAGACATTCTTGTGCTCCACTACAAGGTCTTCAGTCGCAAGCAGTTTCGCAAGTTGGGATTTGATTTCGTGGCGAACAGGCATCGGTTTTGTTTCGTATGACCCTATTATACGAAAAAAGGAGGTCTTGCGACCTCCAAGTGGACACTTTGAGAACTGGTCTCAGCCGTGCTCACCCATCGCTTTTTGCTTACGGAGTTTCTTAGGGTTCTTCGTTCTATTTGCAGAGTAGTCACTATCATCACCCTCAGGATCTATAGCACTACGATGTCTTGTACTTCTTTCTTCATCATCCAGTTTTGAACGCATTCTCTTTGCTTCATCAGGAGAATACTTTCTACCACTATTGTACCATTCCTTACCAACGTGTCCTCTCTTCTCAGCATCGGCAGAGGCTTCTCTACGCTTGAGTTTTCTACGATTTTCTTTGAAATCTTTCATGGTCATACCTTCCATAATCTCTTCTCTCCACTCTTCACTCATATTCACCATAATACGTTCTGCTGCTTCTGGAGTTTCAGCATATCCTTCATCAAGAAGGTGTGAAAGGATGATGTCGTAAATATCTACTTCTTCTTTTTGTGCAGATTTTAATGCACCCATAATCTTTTGTGCTTGTCCAACTTTTTTTCTTGCACTCTTTTCAATAGCACCACGAAGTCCTTTTGGATACATCGTATCTTTGGATAAAGAATATTCTATATCAGCACTTCTAACCTTTTTTCCAATCTGTCTTCCCATTCTGGTCCTTCTTTCTTTGTCCAACTCAACCTTTCCTTCATCAAGTTCCTGTTCTTGATAAACTTCCGAATATGCTTCTTGTAGATTGCGAATGTCTTTAGCGTCCATCTTACAAATACTTTTTTATATATTTATAAAAAAGAAGCGTCTCGTTGATTGAGACGCTTCTTGAGTGCTTGTCTTCGTGCTTTTGCTTGTCTAAGTGCTTGGGGTTTCTTCTTCCCCTTGTCGTTTCTCCGCGATGGAGTACGACCACTCTCCCAGATTTTGTGTCTCATCGTACTCTGTTAGTGAATCGAACCATTCGCTCATTCTATCAACAAATCTGTCCAACCAATCTTTCTCTTGTGCCACTTATGCAACCATCCTACTGAAACCTTTGTGTTTCTCAAACTTAATGACGCTCTCAAACTTATCTTCTAGTCCAGTTTTGTGAGAGATTACAAAGATGTTAGCGTCTTTGATTACATAACATATGATTTTAAGAAATTCTTCTGTACCAAATCCATCAAGAGAACTATCAAACACTTCATCCATAATTAAAAGATTTGTGTTGACTGAGTTTTTAAACCTCGCAACTTCTCTCCAAGTGAAAAGGAGTGCAAGGTCAATTCTCATTTTTTCACCCTCACTAAAAGATGCATAAGAGAAATCTTCGTGAATGGGTGATTGGACGGTTTCGTTAAACTCCTCATCAAGTGTAAAGTTAATATAGAAATCCATCATCTGAAGATAACGGTTTACTTGCTGATTTATCAGCGGTAGGTACTTCTTGATGATTTTTGTTTTAACTCCCCCATCCTTAAGCAAACTGTAAGCAAAATCGTAATAGTTAACTGAATCCTTTTTAGAGGCTAGTTCTTCGTATGTATTTTGGAGATTGTTTCTAAATTCTTCTAACTTCTCATGTTCAGTATTTCGGTTTTCAAGTTGAGTGGTAATAGTTTGAACTTCCGATTCAAGATCTCGGATTTGTCGTTGACATCCAGAGATCTTAATATTATTTTGAGAAATTTCATTTGTGAGTTTTGTAATCTCCTTAGAAAGAGCAAGGAATTGACGCTCTCGCCCTTCTTCCTCTTTAATTGCCTCCTCCAGTTCTTTATAACCAGATTGCAACTCCTTTGCTTTAGATTGAGCGTCGTTAATTTTATTTATCCTAAAGACCTCTTCTATAGATTGAGTGCAAGTAGGGCATACCGTATTTTCTGTGAAAAATTTATGCTCTTTAGTAATTGTAGATACTTTTTGAGATATCTTTCCTTTGAGATTACCAAATTTACGAAGTTTTTCTGTAGAACCAGTTACAGATTCTTGCTGCTTTGTATGCACAAAAACCTGTTCCTCTGTTGCAGAATTTTCATTCATATAAAGTTCAATTTCAGTCATTAAATCGGAAATTTTCCGATTATTATTTTTTATATTATCTTTTCCCCTATTTTCTAATTCCTCAATAAATTCTTTTTGCATCTTAACTTTATCGTTAAGAGATTCTTTCTTGAGATCAAGAGTTTTGATCTCATCTTTTAGCATACGAATTTTTTCTTTAATAACAAAATTCATTGAAGAAAAGATTTTAATATCAAGCAAGTCTTCAATGACTTCACGGCGATGAGCAGCAGAAAGTTGCATAAAAGGAACAAACGTACTTGAACCAAGAATTACAATCTGAGTAAAAGATTTGTAATTCATCTTAAGAACATTTTGCTCTAACCACTTTTGCTGATCTAGGGCAGCAGAGGATTGGTCCAAAAAAGAATTATTTCTATAAATCTCAAAAATATTTGGTTTGATTCCCCTAACAACTTTCCAAGATATATTACCAATATCAAACTCAACCTCAACCTTACAATCCTTATCATTTACAGAATTGATTAATTGGGGCTTATTAATTTTGCGAAATGGTTTACCAAACAGAGAAAAAGTTAATGCATCAAGAACAGTACTTTTTCCTGCACCATTAGAACCAATAATTAGATTTGTTGAATTTTTTGTAAAGTCAATCTCGGTAAATTGATTTCCAGTGCTCAAAAAATTACACCATCGTATTTTTTTAAATAAAATCATGACTTAAGCTACTTGGTGGAATAACAATATCTTCGGGAGTAATTACAGTATATTGATAATCGTGAGATTCGCATGTTTTTATCATCACATCATCTTCAATTTCAATTACATGCATTTCTGGATAATCATCCTCTTCTAACATCATAGCATATCTAATTGCATCATCCTCTTCCTGAAAAAGGTAAAGAATATGTTCACCTTCATCATTCATTACAGAATATGCACCTTCCTTTTCTCTGCCATTAATTGTTAGAATAAACATTAAACAATCTCACATGCCTCTTGATAAACTTCTTGAATTATTTTTTGTACTAAAGATTTATCAATACTTACTTCTGCCTCCTCAATATATCTATTCAATATAGACAAAGTATCTTCAGACTCTATTACTTCAAAATTATCACTCTCTTTTATATCAAAATTTTCTATAATTTTTAATTCAGCTATATTTGAGTGATATAGTTTATCTACAAATTTTTCAAACTTTTTGGTATCTGTTTTTTTACGAACAACAATTTTTACAATTTTATTTTCATATTCTCTCGTATCAAAAGTTTGATGGTCTGTATCTTCATAGTAAATATTATAAAACATTTTGTACGGATTATCTATAGAAATATGCTCTAAAGTTTCCGTATCAAAAATAGTAAATCCCCGAGTATCACCAACATCAGTCCAGTATATTTCGTAAGGATTTCCCGTATAAATTATATTTTGTTTATTTGACCTAGTGTGATAATGTCCAGAAAATACTTTTTTAAAGTTTTTAAAAATTTTAGAATCTAAACCATGATCCATTAATAGACCGCGATTGGCATAAAATCCCTGAAGTTCTAAATGACCCATAGCAACTTTTGCTTTGCTTTTTTGAATCATTTTTAAAGATTGCTCTTCATTATCCATACAAATCCAAGGAAGAAGTAGAATATCAAGATTTTCTACTTTAATCTCTGTTGGAGTTGAATATGTTTTTACATTTGGATAATCCTTAAGAAGAAGTTGTGGAGAGTTGGTATTGTTTGTATTCTTGTAATAAGAATCGTGATTACCAACAATCATATGAACCTCATAGTTTCGTAGAGGTTCAAATACAACTTTTTTAGACCATTCTAAACTCTGATAATCAATTGACTTACGACTATCAAAAGCATCTCCCATATGAATAACTGTTGTAATCCCATACTGTTCCAGCGTTGGGAAGAACACATTCTTATAGAAGAGTTCAAAATAATCATGAAATAGTTTTGAACCTTTACGAGCACCATAATGAGTGTCGTTAATCAAAGCAATACGCATCAGTACCGAAGTTTGGCGTGAACATTATCTTTGATGCTATTATAGTCGCTATAGTTTGATCCGTCAAGTGTATTGTCATCAAAAACTTCAGAAAATCCAGAACGCTCAAGGATTTTGTTTTTGATTTCTAACTGGCGCTTCTCTCTTTGAATACGACGAAGAAAAGCGTAGTGAATGATTTGAGTAAAGTATGCAAAAGGATTTTGTGACTTCTCAGGATTGAAGTTATGAATATACTGAACACAGTTTTCAATCCCATCAGAAATCATATCTTCCTTGAACATATAGTTCACGAAGTTTGGTTTGAATGAAAGGTGATTAGCAATCTTCAGAAAACACTCTCCGATGTAGCGAGGAATGGGAGGTTTTGGTTTTCCTTGAATCTCTGCGATTTCTTTATCTTCACGGTACTTGATAAGTGCTGCAAGAAACTCTTTATTGTTGACGTAATGCTCTGACCTCTTTCTCTTGGTCATAACTGCTGTGGTTATCATAAGTTTTTATCATTATTATGTAGGTATTATAACACACTTGACAATACTATCAAAACTTTGTATAATAACCTTTGTCAGGGTTAAAGAAATTATATCTTAGCTATTCTTATAGAGTTTTTCTAATATCTCTTTAGCATCATTTACGTTAGCAATATACCCCATTCTACGATTTATTTTTGCTTCCTTATTTTTTTCTCTATTAGATTGTCTAATAAAGTTCTGATGCATCATTATCATTTCTATGTCTGATGATTCAGACATAGTTAAAATATCATTTAAATCTAAAATAAACATATCTTCTGTTGTGGTTTTTAGCCAAGGTTCTATTTTATATCCAATAATTCCAAATCTATTTTTTATTTCACTGACAATAATAGGGTTGTTAATAATTAATAAAGTTCTATCTGCTTCTTCAGAAGCAGCTATTTTAGCAAATATTTCTTCACCACTTTTTAATTTTATTGTCCCATAAAAGTCTTCTTCAATTCCCATTTTTTTTAAGTTGTATTGTGATTATTTCATAATTAAAATTTTCTTCATTATAAATTTTAATTCTTTCTATTAAATGATTCAAAGTATAATTTTTTTTAGAGTTATAAGTACAATCATCTGCAATATCATATAATACTGCTTTTGTTTTATTTTTTCCTTTTCTCAGAACTCTACCAATAGATTGGAGATTTCTAATTCTAGATTTGCTTGGGGAAGCAAAGATAACGTTATGTAAATTGCGAATATTGATACCTGTGGAAAATGTTCCATAAGAGGCAACAATAATTGCATCATTTTCTCTCTCAGTAATTTCTCTCACTAATTCTCTTTCTTCAGTATCAACTCCACCATGAACAAAAAAAACTTTGCGATCACTTTGCTTATTGTTATTTATTCTTTCGTAAAGTAAAGCTCCATGAGCTTCCACTCTAGAAAATAAAACTAGAGTATTGCCTTTTAAATCTAAAGAAAGATTTACAATAAATTTATTTCTTTGTTCGTGTGAAATTAAGTATTGTATTTCATTCTCATAGATATGAAAATTTTGTGGTGGATGTTTAAGAACTATACATTGTATATCTAATTGAGAAAGATGTCCTTGCCGCATCAATTCCTCAGTTTTAGTTATTTTGTATGATGGTCCAAAAAGACCTTCTAAAACCCACTTATGCGTTTGTGTTCCATCCAAAGTACCAGTAAATCCAAAACGATATTTTGCATGATGCAACTTAGTCATAATCTGTATCAAAGATTTGCTCTTAAATAAATGAGCTTCATCTCCAATGACTACCCCAAATTCCTCAAAGAAGGATCGATCTAGTTTATAAATCGATTGCCAAGTTGTAATTGTAACTGGATACTCGTTCGTAATCTCTCTACCAGAATAAATCCTATGACAGTGAGATTCTGCATCCCAACCATAGTCTTGAAAATCTTTATATAATTGCTCAACTAAAGATGTTGTTGGGACAATTAAGAGTATTTTGTGATTTTTGTTGATATAATATCTGACCAGGGAATAAATCATTAAAGATTTGCCTGATGCAGTTGGACTTATTATTAATTTTCTATTGTATTTTAGTGCCCCATACACTCCGTCAATTTGATAATTTCTGGGAGTGTGGGTGCAAATAGAACTCATATAGTCTTTGACACCTTCATATGAGATACTTTCATTTATCTCAAATGGTTGACCATAGAATTTATTATCTTCAAATTTATATGTATATCCGTATTGGTCGCAAAAATTTACTAATTTATCTAATAGACCAACATATAATTGCTTTGTTCTTATATCAAATAAATGAATTTCTCCATTCCAGTTTCTACCTCTATATTGAGGCATAAATTTTGCATTTGGAACTTCAAACTTGAAATGGTCTTTTAATTCATGTT